CAGTATCATGCCACCTGTGAATCGCGGAATCCCGTTGAGACTTCCGATCTCTAACCACAAAGTCCCCTGTCACGTCATGTTGGAATAATACCCTACTAGTCAGCAAGCACTCAAGGGAATGTCCGTAAGACTCAAGCTTCCTAGACCGTGCAGGCCTCTTTGCGATAAAAGACTCGATGACCTTCTTGTCTTTAGGTGTGAGAGTAATTTCTTTTGGCTTCTTCTCTTTGCCGAAAGCGTCAAAGACTCGGATACCTCGCTGATGAGCCTCTTTTGTGAGGTATCTCACAATAACCTCTTCAGACTTTGACGTGTCTTGCAATCTGATGTTAAAACGCTCCCATCCTGCTATAGGTAGAGGTGCGGTCGGGTATGCGATTAACCCCTTGCCGTCCGTCATGAGTTTTTTAGATCCGTAGTATGTCAGCTCATCCCTATTGAGGAAAGAACGGACTACACTTTTATCTCTTGGTGTTAGTTTCATCTTAACTTCTCCTGTTTTAGTGTTCGCACCTGACCTGTTACAACTTTGTGTCCTGTCGGGTGTAAGTCATGTTTAATGACATTTGAGGGTAAGGGGCTCTGAAAGTGCCTTAGAGCTTCACTTAACGTGATGGTTGTCGCTTACCTTGAGAGACTCTTTTTCTCATCTCTGCTTCAAGTGCAGATACGATCTCTGTTAAAAGAACTCCATCCTGCCCTGATACTTGGCTTAATCGGTCTTTCCCTCGCATGATTGCGTAACGGAGCTCGTCTCCATGTACGTATCTCGGGTTTTCATTTAGTGTCTCTAGGGCATACATGAGGTCGAAGTGTAGTCTTAGTTTCACTAGATTTGCTTTCTCTAGCATATTTGACCAATCTATATACATAATTCTCCTGTCTATGTTTCTGTGATATAACTGTGTTATCAATTTAGAATGTGGGAGAAATAAAAAAAAACCCCATCCTCCATTCGGAAGACAGGGTTTCTTCTTGACTAGACCCCTCCGAGACAGAGGGGCTTGTCGCAAGCTAAATACTAGGTATTAGCGAGTGACAGTGAGTCGTGCAAGACCGCGTGGGTTGTATGCACCAATACCGAGATTCTCGAAGCATGAGAAACCGATGGTACGAGCCTTCGGGTCATCAGCAGAGAGAACGGTAAGCTCAGTACGAACAGGGATACGTCCGAACATCTCAGGCTCACAGGTAGCGTAGACAGTACCGACAGGTACGAGACGACTAGTGATGATCTGAGCACCCCAAAGAGTAGCCTGGAGGCCTGTCTTGAGGAGTGAAGCCTGTGACTCGATGTCGAGGATGTCACGACCGAACTTACGGATGTCAGCATAGTCACGAGCATTCATGAAGATGCGAGCAACGCGGAGGTCGTGACGCTCGATGAGGCTGTATGCATCAGCAAGAACAGCACCGTTAAGAGGGGCGATGACAGGGATGTCAGCGTTAGTCTGACCTGCAACGCTATCGAAGCCGTTAGCCGCGACTGCGTCGAGAATCGCGAATACACGCTCGTCCTCAGCAGCCTGAATCTGAGCCCTAGCGAGATCCTGAGCACGCTCGATGAGGTCGAAGCGACGCTCTTTAATCTGCGTGAGTGGGATCTCAGGGTTAGATGCGATCTCGAAGAGTGGGAAAATCACACGACGAGGCTTAGTGATAGCGAGGATGTTCTCACCCTCTTCACCAACTACAAATGCAGTCACGTCTGGATCTTTGTCATAAATCGGCAACGCTCCGTCTGGGAGTTGCTCAACGAGGAAGGTCTTACGACCAACACTCGTATAGTCACGACGAAGGCGGAGTGGCTGTGTCATAGAAGCCGCGAGCTTCGCACGACCCTGAGGGGTCTTGATGTAGTCGCTGATGATCTTCTGTTTTACGCTATTGTCAACTGTGTTACTCATTTTATACGTCCTTTCCTAGAATCAGATGCGTTGATCGTAAACCAACTCGTCTGAGTTAGAGTCTGGGGCAATTTTGAGGATAGCGATCTCAATCGTATCACTAGCTCTCTCGTTTGCATCGTTAGTGAGATAACCGTTGACAGAAGCTCTGAGGCTGTCGCCAGCACTGTAGGTGATAGCTTGGTCCGCGTCAGTGCGAGATGTCTCATAGAGGCTGTTCGCGTAAGAACCCTGTGCAGAAACATAAGGTCCCCTGTTGCTTGCTACGCCAGGTTGGTTCTCAAAAGCATTGCCAGAAGCATTGTTAATGAAAACACCGAGTACACGCTCAGTTGCGGGGTTGACTGCGGTAGGTCCACCGTGAAAGTTTACACCCTCATCAGACCTAGTGAATGCGATTGACCCGCTAAGTACACCAAGAACGTTGGTCTGCATACCTGCAGAAGTACTAATGCGATCTGTATCGGTCGTTACAGGAGGGTTAGTCTGAGTGAAACTGTCTGCAGTAAGCTGACCGAGGGTGTTACGAACACCGACGTGCAGAATACGGAGTGCAGAACTGCTCTCAGTGAACCCACCACTTGCTTGTCCAAGTAGAGCCATAGTTAATCTCCTATGTGTTTGCTCATACTCACTGTAATCAAGTGAGTAGTGTGTTTGTTAGAATAGGGTGGTAGGTTGCCCTAACACCCAAGTTGCATGGTTATACAAGTTCAATAAACGAGTTATTAAAAAATCACCCGAAGAACTTAGAAACGTCTGGGGCTGATTCCCAGAGCTTAGAGAGCTCGTCTGAGCTAGATGCCTCACGGCTGATGTTACCGAGTGTCTTCACAGAAGCTTGACGAGTTCTCTTGCTTGGTCGGTAAGAGGCCTTCTTTGAAGTCTCCTTCTCCTCGCTATCGCCATCTTCTGTCTCGTCGGCATCTTCGTCATCTTCGTCATCTTCGTCAGAAGCGGTGAAGATTGAAGCAAGCTTAGGGTCGATCATGCCAAGGTCTGACGCATCAAGACCCATAGGATCTTCTGCGACGATCTCTTCTTCGTCTGCTTCTATCTCAAGGTCGGCGAGAACGTCAGCCATTGAGTGGTAAGCCTTCTTTGAAGTCTCCTTCTCTTCGGCTTCTTCTTCAGAAGCCTCTTCCTCAGATGCCTCTTCTTCCTTAGCCTTCTTCTTTGAAGTCTCTTTCTCTTCAGCTTCTTCCTCAGATGCTTCTTCTTCAGAAGCCTCTTCCTCAGATGCCTGACGCTCCATCTCAGCCATGTAATCAGAGAGAGCATTAGCAAGTCTCTCGATGCGGGCAATACGACGAGAAGTGCTTGCCTTCTTCTTTGAGGTCTCTTTCTCTTCAGCTTTCTCTTCAGCTTTCTCTTCAGCTTCCTCTTCAGATGCTTCTTCCTGAGATGCCATGCGAACAGAGAGACTGCGGACTTTACGTGAGAGGCGAGCATTCGCGGCTTTAAGCATAGTCACTTCCTCTGCGAGGACTTCAGCGGCTTCTTCTCCAAAAGAGTCACCGAGTCCGACAGAAGCTTCTTCCCTAGAGAGGAAGCCGTCGAGGTCGCTGTCCATAGCGTTGAAAGCGTCCGCTGAACCTCCGAACTCTTCTGGGCTGATCATCCCATCCATGTCGAGGTCATACTCGTCAAAGATGCCATGTGCCACAGGTTCGTCCATCATTGCCATGATGTCGTCCTCGTCTGCATCGAAGTCTTCCATACCCATATGGTCTTCCATACCCATATGGTCTTCCATACCCATATGGTCTTCCATACCCATATGGTCGTCCATCATTGCCATGATGTCGTCTTCATCAGCATCGAGATCCTCACCCATATGGTCGTCCATCATTGCCATGATGTCGTCTTCATCAGCATCGAAGTCGTCCATACCCATATGGTCTTCCATACCCATGATGTCGTCTTCATCAGCATCGAAGTCGTCCATACCCATATGATCGTCCATCATTGCCATGATGTCGTCTTCATCAGCATCGAGATCTTCCATACCCATATGATCTTCCATACTCATATGGTCGTCCATACCCATATGGTCTTCCATACCCATATGGTCTTCCATGCCCATGATGTCGTCTTCATCGGCATCGAGATCTTCCATACCCATATGGAGGTCGAGGCTAGCTACGCGAGTGTTAACCGCCTTATTTGGGAGATCCATGAAGCGGAGTGCGAGGTCTTCAATCTCACGCTGAGACGCAGACTTGCCGAGACGAGACTCAGCAATCTTGATGCACTTGGCAGCCTTACGCTCCATAGCTTTACGGAGCTTTCGGTCACGGAGGCTAGCACTTCTTGAAGCGGGATGATCTGGCTCCCATCCGTAAGAAGCTGGTGCAGGACTGTCGCCGTAAGGACCTTTGCGTACACCCTCACCGAAATCGGATTCGATTCCATAGTCCTCAAGACTAGGCTGGTCTGCTGAAGCGGGGTGGCCGAAATCTTCCCAGCCGAGGTTGTCATAACCTGGGATAGCTGAGTTAGCACGGCGTGAACGGAGGTTCCTTCGGGCAGAAGAAGACCTCTGAGACTTAGAACGAGTATACCTAGACATAGGTACTCCTTTCATTGGTTCAAGGGCAAGACTTTATCTCTGCCCGAAACTGTTAAGGGATAAAAGTTTTGAGATTCGAATAAGAGCGAAAGACTCTTTTTCTGATAGTGTTTTACCATACACCTCTGAAGCTTTCTTCAGAAAGTCTTCCACAGAGGAATAGTTTTCGGCGTTCCCTATCTTACTAGCGACCTTATAGACACTAGAGGGTACATTGACACCGAAGTGGTTGTTGACCAAAGCTATGTTAAAGACCGCCTCTTGCTCTGAATTAGCAGTTCTTATGGAGAGGCCTAATGCTTTGAGATAATCTTCCGTGTTGATAGAGCCACCTTCTTTAATGATGGTGTCGTTCTGCTCAACGGTAGATTTGCTGATGGGGGGGTGTAGAGCTAACTGAGACTTTTCTTTCTTGATCTCAGTTTCCAGCTTCTTCTTGAATCTGTCGATAACAGCTTCTTCGTAGACAGCATCTAACTTTTTTAGGAGGCCATCTGAGGGAGCTTTATCCTGACCCCCTTCGCCTTCTTCGCTATCTTCGTCCACTCCGAAAGCGGCGGTTATAAGGCTAGCTTTTTTTTCCAGCCACTTTTCAGGAATATCTAAAGTATTCCTTGCCACCGCACCAGGGAAAGCAGGAGTTGCAACCCAAGAAGCTTCAATGAAAGTGACACCTGCAGTTTCCCCGATATCTTCGTGTCCACATAGCTCTGCAACCCTGTGTTTCACACCTTGTTCATCGAAGAAGGTGTTACCCTTCTCGTATTTGACGTGAGAGCACATTTCAGGCTCATCTGCGGCTACGTGTCCACATTTAGTGCAGATAGTAAAGTCCACAGAGCAACCCATTGACATAGAATTCATTTTGCCAGAGACAATCTGCTCAATGAGGTCTTTGTGCTTCTTGTTTGTTGCCACAAGGATGTCTACATATAAAGAGTCGCCTATGTCTCTAAGTACAGCGTCTATAATCTTACCTTTAGACAGCTCTTCAACCTGAACGTGTTCGACAAAGTTATGAGCTCCGATGAAGGTCTGGTACGACTTCTTAATAACACCTCTTGACCATGAGTCTAGGTTGTTATTGATGAACTTATCTGTGTCTTTAGAAATACGAAAGTCAGCGTACTTTCTATTGATAGTAACGCCACCCTCTTTAATAGACCCTGTTTTGGTGTTTGGGGGTGTGATGGCATCTACGGAACAGACGATAGTTGCATGGGTAAGTAGATACTTGTCAGGGGTGAATTCTTCACCAAGTATATCTTCCGCCTTTGCTTTAAGAGACCTATTCATCTGCTTTGAACCAGAAGCTACCCTGATCTTGTCCCATTCAGAACCCCCGAGTTGAGGAGTTACTACATTAGCTCTTGCATATCGTAAGAATGCCATCTTTAGACTCCTTCAACATCTGTGGTTTTGATGATAAAGAGACAGTTTCTGCAAGCGAACAATTTATCACTTACTCCATCTCTTCTTTTGTATATAGAACGGTTCATCTGCGTCCTGCAACGAGGGCAATTCGGCATCTTAGGGTCTTCCCCTTTACAGAGCCTGTACTTTCGACCGCGTTGAGCCCAATAGATAGCTTTCTTCACATGCTTAGAGGCTACTGTCTTAGCAAGCCTGGTAGTAACAGGCACTGCCTCTGACTCCCCGTTCAGGGAATCGCCTTTATTCAATATCTTCGCGTCATTAGAGGTATCTATAATAAGTTCTTCTACGGGTTGCCTTTTCGTGCCGTGAGGATAACCCACGTCCACCATACCGATAGCGGGGTAAACTGCTACGACTACACCAGGCTGGCTAGAGTTCCCTTCCCAGAAGGTATACACACGCATACCCTTCTTGAAAGACTTCGCTCTTTCTTGATAGTCTATATAGACAGTTGATTTTTTGTGCATTGAAACACCTCCGCAACTATTAC